CAACATCGCGGTCAACTTCAACATCGCGGTCAACGACAACGACATTTAACACTTCGTTCCAAGACTATGTAGCAACAGATTACATGGCGGTAAATTACGTCGTTAATACATCGCAAAGCACAAGCCGATCAACGACTACGACGTTTAACACCACTACAACCTTTAATACATCTCGTAGCACGTCACATAGCACAACTACGACTTTTGCAACCTCACACAGCACCACAACGACTTTTTCGACAAGTCACAGCACTACCACAACCTTTAACACTAGCCGCGCGACTACAACCACTTACACAACCTACTACAATACCTCTCACAGTACTACGACTACGTTCAACACAAGTCATAGCACGACAACAACATTCTCCACGACCCGCGCGACCACCACAACTTACACGACGTACTATAATACGTCGCATAGCACGACTACGACGTTTTCTACATCTCAGGCAACAACCACCACCTATACGACCAGCCACACAACAAGTCACTCAACAACAACGACGTTTGCTACATCGCGCAGTACGACGACCACTTACGCAACTAGCCGCAGTACGACCACAACGTATCAAACGAGCCATACGACATCGCACTCGACAACGACGACATTTAATACAACCCGTGCGACGACGACCACTTACAACACCACAAGGTCAACAACGACAACATATTCTACAAGCCGCAGCACGACGACTACGTTTACCACAACTTTCAGTACGTCATCGACATTTACAACGACTTTTGCTACTACTCGAAGCACCGTAACGACGTTTAATACTTTGCGCGTGACATCATTCTACGACCCTTCATCCTAATGCTATTATGCAAAAATGGTACGGATCGCGGATTAATCGTAAAGCTGCAATGTGGGAGTAAAGCAGATGGAAATGTTTAATCGCGCCTCTATTAAAGAGCGCATTGGCGACGACATAAAAAAATCCGAAACATTATATCACCTGAAAGATTGCGAAAAGCACTTTCTAAAGTTGGCCAAAAAGTACCGTATCGAACACGCTTACGACGTTGTGGCTAACGAATTAACGTATTTTAAAACGATACAATACACAGAATGGGCGCATTGTTTTTCGATGAACCCATTAAATCAAGAAATGCGCGTCCAGCAAATGGAACATGCGTCGGTGTCATCAGAAGTCGATCATTATGATTTTCTTGGATACTTTCGTGAAAAGCTAACAGCAAAAACGTCAAATAAGTATCAAGACATAAAGCAGACTGATGTAGAGCAACGGGATCACCTGATCGTGCCAGTGGGCAGCAACAAGTTAAAGCAGACAATTTGTCTTAACAAGCTGTGCTACCTGCGCGACAAGTACGATGGCAATATCTGGTTTAAGCCTCACCCGTTGACGACACACGCTCTTGTAGGTGAATTGCGCGATATTCTTGGAGATATGGTGCTAGATCGCAGCCACGACGTTTATGCGCTACTACAGGACGCAGAGGTTGTTCACACTAGCCATATGTCAGAAACTTGCGTTTATGCTGTCGCGATGGGCAAAGAAATAGACCCGATTGACGTGTACAACGAGGTACACAAGGGGTCTTTCTACCATATCAACCGTATGATGTTTTTGTCTAATAATCCTGCGGCAACCATCCAGAGTTGCTTGAACGGGGTTGAATGTGGTATTGTCAACCCAGAAATACAGGATGATTGGCAAAGCCGAATGTCGCAATATTTTGAGTACATCTTTGATCAGCGTGAAAAGCGCAAAGGTCACTATGTATCGACAGTAAAAGGGTACGACTACTAATGGCAACAATAGTCACACGCGCAGGCAAGGGTTCAGCCCTTACGCATACCGAAATGGATGCAAACTTTACTAACCTAAATTCTGAAATTCCTTCAGAAACGGCGAGTGTATGGAATGAAATTCTGTTTATGAACACTCCCGAAAGAAGGTACGACAAAAACGTGTACTATAAAGGCGGAAACGCAACACCAAGCGATAGCACCCTAATGAGTACAGGATTAAATTTTGGTGCCGTATCTTGGTCAGGATTTGCAATTAAATCGCTTGGCGCACCTAATAGTTACTCTTGGTCGCCAAATGTAAGTTGGGGACAGCCAATCACTAATTTGTGGACTGGAGGAACTTCGATAGTCTATCCAGATCAACCTGGCTACGGAACTTACGCTGCAAACTTCAATGCGGGTACAACTTCACTTCAAGTGGACTACAATTATACCTTAGGGCCATTTAATGTTAATGCGTTTTATATGGACGCTTTTAGTTCAGGTTATGAATTTGATAAAATAACCCTGTACGCTTATGTCAATTCTGCTTGGACAGAAATAGATAGCTGGGAGACAAACACAAACCAAGATACTTGGAGACTGTTCGATACCGTCAGCGCCTCTTCTTTAAGATGGAAAGCTGAAGGTGCTTCCACTAATTTTGTATTTCGTCAAATGCAGTTTGCAGGGGTTAATTCTCCTGCCGCATCAAAATATGTCGATACACCAAATAAAAGTTTAGGTTCTAATATTGGGAATAGTTGCACTGCTTATGCGGTTGTAAAGGGAACCAATTCTGGATGGACGTTTGGAGTATCACGGAACGGTGGTGCAAACTATCAAAGCCCCGCAACTTCTACAGTGACACAGTATGGTGATTATTACGTCTACAAACTGACCTATAATTTAATTTTTCAAGGCTCAGGAACCACACTTGGTATGAGAGTGACGTTTCCCAATGACGCTTCTGCCGAATTTCACGGCTGTAAAATAGAGGGTTCGTAAATGTCAATCACAGAGCAGGCAGCAAAAGCTGCACGAATTAATAGAGACTTGTTGCTAGAAGAAACGGATACTTGGGGATTAAGCGATTACCCCGCCACGCAGGCGCAATTAGATTACCGTCAGGCTTTGCGTGATCTTACAGTACAAGAAGGTTTTCCAGAAAATATAAATTGGCCCACGAAACCTGAATAGGATAAAAACATGCTTGGCTTTACCCCCATAGCCGCAGCGCCGTTAGCTACAAGTACATCCTTGCAGGGTATTGAGTTTAGCGTTGATGCGGGCGTTTACGCTGTAAGTTATCAGGGTGCAGGTAAGCTAATTACAGACCTTTATCCGTCTGGATCATACATCCTAGATGGACGCGCAGTCGATCTGACAAAAGCAATGAATGTAGCGGCTGATGCTGGCACGTTTACACTTACTGGTCAGGACGCAGGCTCAAGACGCGGCTATGCATTTGCGGTCAATGAAGGTTCTTATGCTGTTACGGGACAAGACCAGACGTACATCGTTCATGTCAGTATCTTGGCAAATGCGGGTACATTTACTGTCACAGGCCAAGAAATAGACGTAGACATCAGCGAAACCTTTGACGCGGGGTCGTTTGCACTTACTGGCAGAGATGTAAACTTCGATGTCGGTTACTTATACAGTATTCAAAGCGGTTCGTTTACTGTCACAGGGCAAGAGATAGATGTAGATATTTCTGAGCTTGTCACCGTAGGTGCTTTTGCACTTGCGGGGTCAGATGTTGACTTCCGCAAGGCAGTGAAAATATCTGCTGATGCGGGTTCGTTTGCGGTCACTGGAAATACAGCACAATTAACGGTAGATATACCGATAGAGCTATTTGCTGGAACATTTACGCTTTCATACCAAAACTTTGATGTTCTTAAAGCACTAAACATTAGTGCAGAAAATGGCACTGTAACGGTTACTGGGAACAATATAACTATACGTGGTTGGTTGCAGCCTGTCACGCTCTCAGAGACTTGGACTGAGCAAACGGTTTTATCAGAAACATGGACTGAACAAGCTGCATGATGTATGTTAGCAGCAAAGGAGACATCACATGGCTATCACGCTAACAAAACCCGTAGTCGGCGGTTCTGACGGCACATGGGGTACAACTTTAAACAGCACACTTGATACCGTTGCCAACTATTTGGACGGCGATCTTGAGATTACGCCAGACCTGACATCTGGCTCTTGGAGTATTAGCGGTACGGCGGTTACGGCTACGGCTGCGCAGATAAACATCTTAACATCGCTAACAGCTACGTCGACAGAGCTAAATTACACAGACGGCGTAACGTCTAACATCCAGACGCAGCTTGATGCAAAGGCGGCAACTACATCGCCTACGTTCACAACCAAAATCGTAACGCCAAAGGTCGAGTTTTCAAACTGGACAATTACGGAAACGGGTGGCGTTTTATACTTTGCGACGGGCGGCGTAAATAAAATGAAGCTAGACGCTTCTGGAAACCTTACAGTAGTCGGTGACATTACAGCATTTGGAACGATCTAATGGCGCTACAATCATCTGGCAACGCAATTAGTTTTAGCGACATCCAGACTGAGTTTGGTGGCGAAAACCCTATTAGCATGTCGGAATATTATCGGGAAGGTGTCTATGTAACGACTAATAATTCTAGCATTGCAACATCTGGCGAAACATCGCTTTCTGATTTTTATGACACGGTTCTTGCACAAACTGTTGTTTATGAACTTATTGGCGGCGGCGGCGAAGGTGCTGGTGGCTATTTGGGCGGCCACGGTAATGATGGTGATGACACGTCGATTGCCTCAGCTAGTGGAACTTCTTTCAGCACTGTAACATCGACAGGCGGTGTTGGCGGGACGCAGCCTGCACCTTTTAGCGGCAGCTTTAGAGTTGGTGAGGCAGGTGAAGCGTCATTCTACGGGGCAGGCGGTTCTGGTGGTCTAAATTCTGATAGCGGCAATCAAACACCGGGCTACGCGGCGCCTTCTACATCTTATGGCGCAGGCGGTGGTGGCGGTGGAGCCGCACCATTTAGTGCCAACAACGGCGGTGGGGGCGGTAAAGCGGCTACAAGGCAGACAGGTACGCTTTATCTAGCGCCTAGCTCTACTATTACCGTAACTATAGGTGCAGGCGGTACAGGCAACGCAGGCGGCGGTGATGGCGCAAGCGGATATGTCAAGTTTACTGTCGGAAATGACGTGCAAGCATTTACATCATCAGGAACATATACGGTGCCAACATGACGTTAATACCAATAGACTTACCAGCAGGCGTATATAAAAACGGTACAGACTTAGAGGGCCAAGGTAGATGGCAAGACGCATCCCTTGTGCGCTGGCGTGATAACACACTGCGTCCTGTTGGGGGATGGAACTCGCGTAAACCTGGTTTTAGCACAAACCCGATACGAGGTTTTCACACTTGGGAAGCGAATGACGGGTCGCGCTTTTATGCTGGTGGATCGTATAACGAGTTGAAAGTAGCCACAGCCAACAATAACGTATACGCCATCACGCCAACTGGTCTTACAGCGGGTGATGAGCATAGTTCTCTGGAAACAGGCTATGGTTATGGCGCATATGGCGATGGAACGTATGGCACAGAGCGATCCGCTTTTGGGTCATATTCAGAGGCTAACACTTGGTCTATAGATAACTTTGGGGAGTATCTTGTGGCCGTGTCATATGCGGATGGCAAGATGTACGAGTGGCAACTCAACACAGCCAACGCGGCGGCGCAAATTTCTAACGCTCCGACAGGTAACCTTGGCCTAGTTGTGACAGAGGAGCGTACAATCTTTGCATTAGGCGCGGGTAACAACCCACGCAAGGTGCAGTGGTGCGACATTGAGGATAACACCTCATGGACTGCGGCGGCAACAAACCAAGCTGGCGACATTGAATTGCAGACAGCGGGTCAGATTATGCAGGGTATTCGTACTCGCGGTCAGGTGTTGATACTGACTGACATCGATGCGCACAGCGCTAGATACAGTGGGCCGCCCTTTGTTTACGGCTTCCAGCGTGTCGGCACGGCATGTGGGGCAGTTTCGCGTTTAGCAGCGGTAGACACAGACGCAGGCGTGTTTTGGATGGGGCAGCGCGGCTTTTTCCGCTTTGATGGTAACGTAGTACAAGAAATACCGTGCGATGTGTTTGACCATGTGTTTGACGAACTACAGGATCGCAACAAGTCCAAGACTTGGGCGTGGAACAACTCAGAGTTTGGCGAAGTCTGGTGGTTCTATCAGTCTGAAGCTCAGTCCGACGATGGCGAAATTGATAAGTACGTTGCATACGATTTTAAAGAGAACCACTGGCATATCGGATCACTGTCTCGCACCGCAGGCGCACCGCGTGGCGTATTTCGACATCCTTTTTTGCTGGACAGCACTGACGTGTATCAGCACGAAATTTCTGGCACGGGTGCCACGAATATGTTTGCTGAAACTGGCCCTATACAGCTAGGTAACGGTGACAACATCCTGCACGTTACGCAAATGATCGCCGACGAACGCACAAAGGGTGACGTGCAGCTAAAGTTTAAGACGCGTTTTTACCCGAATAGCGCT